AACGCACTAGTTACATTCGAAAGGATTAATTTCTTTTTACCATATAACAAAACAAATTAAGGAGGGTTTAAATATGGCTTATAAATTTCAAAACGGTAGTTTTAGTATTACCGATGACGGTTCTAGTACCGAATCACTCGTGATCACCGGTGACTTAGATGCAGATCAAGCGAACACTCAGACAGTCACTGCTGACGATCTAGTGGCATCTGGAGTCATGACTGCAGACACATCAATCTCTGCCGCAGACGTCTCAGTCTATCAAGATGGCGCAATTGCAGATGCCGACGAATGTCTTAGAATTCAAGACAATGCCGGCTCACCCGCCGTCTTGGCTGTTGCGGGAATGGCAAACAGTCGCGCTGAAGTATCACTTAACAAAGGCGGAGGCAAGAGAGTTGTTCTTCATGGTTCAGACGGTAGCAATGCCGGAGGCTTTGAGATATACAACGATTCAACTCAATTGAGACATAGTTTGGTTGGGGGAAAATTGTCTATGCATCGTGACGTCACGATGACTGGAGATCTTGCTATCACCGGGCCCGGCTCCGGAGGCGTCAGTAATTTATTAATCGCCGGCTCATTGACAGTAGCAGGCAACGCAGATCTAGATGCAGTTGCAGTTATGATTAATGATAAGAATTTTCATATCAATCATGATGCCGCAGATGCACCCGGATCAGACAACACCGTATTCAAAATTGGTGAGGGAAGTAGTGCGAATACCGCGCAATTGCTTTTTGATCAAGGCACCGAGCGCTTATTGGTTCAAGCGCAAAATGAAACCGGTACCACCACCGATACACATTCTGTTTATGCAAATCCAGTGGGCAGTCCCTTGGACTTGACAGGAATTGTCACATCACTGGTTTATGCAGTAGAAACAACTGGAGCCCCGGGCACTGTTACTCTATCTGCAGCCAACCATGGGAAAGTTCAACTTCTCAGCGGAAACGGCGCATATACTGTTAACTTACCGGCAAGCACAGGCTTGAAAATTGGACAGAATTTTAAAATTAAAGCTGGTGCGAACTGCGACGATAATACCAAGAAAGTTACTATTAACTGCAATGGATCCGATAGATTTGGCGTTGATGGTGGCGCCTCTGCTGGACAAGGAAGAAATCAGATTCTACTTGAATCTCCACGAGCAATGGTAGAGTTGGTATTTCTGGGTACCATCTCTAGTGGTGGGGAGTCAAAAGCCACATTTGCTATTATGTAAGATTTAGATCTTATTAGAGTTATTCTATATAAAATCAAAAGGCTGGGCATTTTGCCCAGCCTTTTCTATTTATAATAACTGGAGGATATAGAATATGGCATTTAATTTTTCTAAAGGAAAACGTGGATTCGGAGATATAACTTTTGAGGATGACTCAGATACAGGAATTGATTTTGAACCCAATACGGTTAAGATTGAAACTGGCGGCGCGGAACGATTGGTGGTGACAGATACCATGGTAACAATGAACATTCCATTACATCTTAACCCCGGCACAACAGAAGGGTTGGTTATAACTAAGGAAGATACCGATTATAGAGAAATACAGTTTAAAACTATTATAGGCGGAAGCCCACAGGATACGGCATTTATTCAAGTTAGAGCAGACGAGGGCTTAGTTATTGGCTGTCAGTCGGATTGGGACGAGATTATTTTTATGACAACAATGCCGAACAATAACCCAGAGCATGCGATGGCTATCACTGCTGACAAAAAGGTGGGCATAGGAACTTTAAGCCCTACGGCGGCGCTAGATATCAATTTTGATAAAATTCGCTTACGCACAAAAAAGACACCATCCTCTGCCTCTGCTGCCGGGGAACAAGGCGATATTTGTTGGGATGACAATTATATGTACATTTGCATTGGTACGGATACATGGAAAAGAACCACATTGAGTACTTGGTGATAGAAAAGGTATTAAGTACGCGTCAATTCATTAATATCTGCCTTTTCTTATTATTCTGACTATTTATTGTTGATAAACGATTATACATTAGGAGTTTTATATAATGTCATTATTAAAACAAGCAATTGTTGACGCTGCCAACTTAAAAGAAGCAGCACTCAAGAACGCAGAGCAGATCATTCTAGAGAAGTACTCTAATGAGATAAAATCTGCCGTTGACACCCTTCTAGAAGAAGAGGGTATGGAGTCTCCCCCATCGGATCCTGCGGATCCTGAAACGTCGCTCACGGCGGAAGAAGAGCCCACAACTCCTACCACATTCGACGAAGAGAACTTGATTCCACCTTCATATATGGAAGGAGAAGCAATCACATCAAAAGATGGGAACTTTGATATCAATACTCCGGATGAAGGTGATACAATTGATATTAATATTAGCCCGGAAGAGCTCGCACAGTTTTTGCGAGACGCCGAACAAAATGATGTTGGAGATTATATTGATCCCAAACTCGATGATTTAGAGTCACAGATGGATGACGATCAAGTAGAAGTTGATCTTTCCCAATTAGCTGACTTAGCCGATGAAGAAGAACTTGGATCCGGAGGCATAGGCGATGACGAACTTGACATCAACACCGACGATCTTGAAGGACTAGAAAGGATGGTTGCGGAGGCTCTCGATGTTGATTACGAGCCCAAGCCAACTGGACATGCCGGCGCAATAACCGATACAGAATTAGAAACAGCCATTGATATGGCGTTGGCGAAAGCCATGTCTGATGAAGCCCAAGAGGAAAATGAAGAATTACAAGCTTCTCTTGAATCGCTCGAAGAAGAAGCGAAGGCTCTCAGAATAGAAAATAGAAAATTTAAAGCTGTGACTTTAAAGTTAAAAGACAAACTGGAAGAATCAATTGTCACTAACGCAAAGTTGCTATACTCAAATCGTGTACTTATCACTGCCTCCCTGAATGAGCGACAAAAGAAACAAATTGTCGAAGCATTGACTAACGCACATTCCGTAGAAGAAGCAAGGACAATCTACGAGACACTTCAAAACACAGTGGCAAGCAATAAGCCTGCACCACAATCACTGGGTGAAGCTATCAATAGACAATCCGGACGTTCGTCTACATTACCGAGACGCGCTCCCGAAAAGGAGACTCTCAATGAAAATGCACTGTCTAGGATGAAAAGACTAGCAGGCATTGTTAATTAAATAATAAAGACAAATACATTTTTGGAGGTATAAATTATGTCTATCGTTGAAAAACTTACTGAAGGTATTGTCAGACGAGATCTTGCCAGTGAAGGCGCCGCACTTTTGAACAAGTGGGAGCGAACCGGACTTTTGGAAGGATTGAAATCAGATAATGCTAAAAATAATATGGCTTCTCTTTTAGAGAACCAAGCAAAGGAGCTCCTTCGTGAAGCTTCTCTTATGGGTGGTGGTGATGTTGAAGGTTTCGCCGCTGTTGCATTCCCTATTGTGCGCCGAGTATTCGGTTCACTTATCGCTAACGACATTGTTAGTGTACAACCTATGAGCCTTCCTTCTGGACTCATCTTCTTCCTTGATTTCCAATTTAGTGATCAAAGAAGTGATACCGAAGCCGCAGATCGTCTTGACTATGCGAAAGACACGTCCATTTACGGACAAGGTGTCCTAGGTAGCCAGTTGACTGGTGGTGTGTCGATTGATGAAGACAAGCAGCCTTATGGCTTCCAGTATGGTTATTCTAGCCCAACTGGATCCAAAATATGCAAGGCTACTAATTCCGATGTTAACGTTGGTATTACCGAATTGACATTTGGCCAAGCCGGCGATAATGGTACGATTGATCAAATACTCCGTTATGACGTTGACATTGTTTCCGGAACTCATATTGGTATTGTATCAATTGGTGCCAATGATACTAATGAATTGACGGCTCTAAATGCGGATCTTACTGAAGGCGGATTAGCTCAACTAGTTTGGAGTGGTTCGGCAGGACATGGAGCTTATGCATCATTTGGTAGCTCAACTCGAGCTGGCGTTCAAGTACGACGCCTTAACCAGTTCTCCGGATCTGGCGTAGCTGACATCCTTATGGTATTCACTCTTGCGGATGGTACTGCAACTGCGACGGCAGCTTACACCGATCCCGGAACAGCTGAAAAAATTGAATTTGTCGTTGCTGATGAATTTGCTGCAAATACTACTTCTATTGGATCCGTTGCAGGACAGGACGGCTGGGGGCTTGAAGCTTCTAGTGACATTCCTGAGATCGAGATCAAAGTTGATTCAGTAAGCGTTACCGCTCGCACCAAGAAGTTGAAAGCCAAGTGGAGTCCTGAATTGGGGCAAGACTTGAATGCTTATCACAACCTTGATGCTGAAGTTGAACTTACTTCGATCCTTTCTGAGCAAATTGCTCTTGAAATCGATCGTGAGATTCTTCAAGATCTTATTGGTGGTGCAACTGCTGCTACTTATTACTGGAGTCGTTCTCCCGGATTGTTCGTTAATCGTTCAACTGGTGCTGAAATTGGACAGTCTTCTGCTGCTCCTGACTTCACAGGTACTGTCAGTGAATGGTATGAGACTTTGATCGAAACCATTAATGATGTGTCTGCTCAGATCCACAGAAAGACTCTTCGTGGTGGAGCTAACTTCTTGGTTTGTAGCCCTGAAGTTGCTAACATCCTTGAGTTCACCTCTGGATTCCGTGCAAACATCTCTCATGCTGACGACAAAGGTACTGTTGGCGCCCAAAACGTTGGATCGATTTCTAAGAAATTCGACGTTATGGTTGATCCATATTTCCCAAGAAACGTAGTTCTTGTTGGGCGTAAGGGTAACTCATTCCTCGAAAGTGGATATGTGTATTCTCCGTATGTTCCTCTCCAAGTAACTCCTACTATCTTCGGTACTGAGGACTTCGTGCCCCGTAAAGGTGTCATGACTCGTTATGCCAAGAAGATGGTTCGTCCTGATATGTACGGACTTGTTGTTGTACGTGGACTCCTTGGTGAAGCTGGTGCAACTAGTTAAATCATAAATTAACATTCTTTTTGATGAATGGAGCCTCCAGTTTTTACTGGAGGCTTTTTTTATGCTTATTAAGCCTATAGGCACTATTTATAGGTGAACAT